GATAAACTAGATGCTGAAATTAAAACCCTAGCTCCTGCTAAGGCTAAGAATGAGGCAGAATGTGATGTCTAGAACAATACATACAACTGATAAACCTGTCACACTTGAGGGGTTTCAAGCTGTACTAGCTCCTAGTAAGTTTGGATATTCTCTCTCGGCTATAGTTGGTAATGATATTATCGACACTTTAGAAACTGAAAGAGCTGATGTCTTGAAGTGGGCTGAGTCAAAACTCAAGAACCCTAAGAGATCAACACTTAAACCAGAACCATGGGAAGAAGTTTCTGATGGTAAATATAAATTAAAGTTCTCATGGAGTGAGGACAAACGCCCACCTGTAGTAGACACAGAGGGAGTACCCGTAACCGATGCAAAAACACCATTATACGCAGGGTCTACAGTTAAACTGGGTTTCTATCAGAAGCCTTATATCCTTAGAGATGGAGTTACCTATGGTAGTTCTCTTAAGCTTGTTGGTGTACAAGTTGTCTCAATAAAAGGAGAAGCTGGCGTAGATACTGGCGATCTCGATGCTAATGAAGTAGCTGAATTGTTTGGTACAACATCAGGATTCAAAACAAATGATCCTAACGTAACACCAACCACCACAGATGAAGAAGAAGACTTCTAAATACAGATCAGGACTGGAGGAGAAGGTAGCAAACCTTCTCGAAGGTCTTGGTGTCTCTTATGAATATGAAAGTAAACGAGTTCCTTACACTATACAACATAATTACTGTCCTGATTTCGTGTTACCTAATCATGTTCATCTCGAAACCAAGGGCTATTGGGACGCAGCTGATCGCCGTAAGATCAAGGCCGTCAAGAAAGACAACCCAGAATTAGACTTAAGAATGGTGTTTCAATCACCATTTAATAAAATTTCAAAAAAAAGTAAGACGACTTATGCTATGTGGTGTGATAAACATGACATACCATGGACGTCTTTCCATAATATTCCACTCGAATGGTTAATCTAACTGAAAGCGAGTTTGTGAGGCATATGCCTTGCATTAATTGTGGTTCATCTGATGGTAATTCTTTATATTCAGATGGACACACATTTTGTTTTGTTTGTCATAATAGGACAAGCAATAATGATGTTATTCACAGTCAAAGAATGACTAAAACTGTACACCTTACAGGTTCAGCCGAACGGTTGCAAAAGCGTAATATATCTGAAAAGACTAATCAGTTCTACCAAATCTATAGAGATGGAAATACATTAAGATTTCCTTATTATGATGAGTCAAGTATATTACAGGGTGTAAAAATAAAAACCAAACCTAAAGATTTTCGATATGAAGGAATTTCCACTGACACTTTATTTGGTCAGCATAGGTTCCCTACTACTGGTAAACGGATTGTTATTACTGAAGGTGAACTAGATGCTGCAAGCTGTTATGAGGCGATGCCTGGATGGCCGATGGTTTCGCTACCTCACGGGGCAGCCTCTGCTAAGAAAGACTTACAAAAACAAATCCCATTATTACAGGGCTATAAAGAAATCGTACTCTTATTCGATTCCGATGAGGCAGGCTGTAAAGCAGCTAAGGATGCGGCAAGCATCTTACCACCTGGCAAGGTTAAGATCGGTAGAATCGCACCCTACAAGGATCCGTCAGAGGCGTTACAGGCTAATGACGCTGAAGCGATACGAAAGGCTATTTGGAACGCTGAAGAGTACCGACCTGATGGGATTATTGAAGGAAAAACGCTTCAATCGTTAGTTACTACACCATTACCACCATCAGATCATGACTATCCTTTCAAAGGACTACAAGATAAACTGCACGGGATTAGGTATCAGGAGCTTACAACAATTACTTCTGGATCTGGACAGGGCAAATCCACGTTCTGTCGTCAACTTGCAGTTAACCTACTCACCAAGGGAGAAAGGGTCGGGTACCTGGCACTTGAGGAATCAAATAGAAGAACCGCACTTGGATTAATGTCCACAGCTGTAGGTAAATCATTACACATTGGAGAACATGAACGAACCGACCTCGAAGAGCATTTTCGTGATACCATTGCTAATTGGCATCTTTACCTTTTTGACGGCTTTGGTTCTTTTGATCCGGACGTCATTTACAATAGGATCGAATACCTTGCCAGTGGATTGGAGTGTCGTATTATATTCCTAGATCATCTTAGTATATTATTGAGTGGTCTTGATGGAGACGAACGACGCACTATAGATATCACCATGACCAGACTACGATCACTAGTTGAACGTACTGGTATTGCACTATTCTTAGTATCACATTTACGGAGAAGTAATAATGATAGGACTTCGCACGAAGAGGGAGGAAAAGTGTCCTTATCCCAACTCAGGGGATCTGCTGGCATCGCTCAACTTAGCGATCAAGTCATTGCCCTCGAACGAAATCAACAGTCCACGGATGAACGAGATATTGCGACTATTAGAATTATTAAGAATCGCTATTCTGGTGAAACGGGATTCGCAGGAAAGATAAAATTTGATTTAGAAACTTCACGATTCACTGATTATGAAACTACGGAATCACCAATTTTCAACCCAACCACGGATTTTTGAGGGTGGTGGGTATGAACATCCATGGTACAAACATACCCTCAAAGAGAATGGGTGTGTAAGAAAAAGTGATAAAGCTATACCAATATTAAAATCGCCTAACCCACCTAGCAAAGAAGCAATTGAAAAAGCCAAGTTCGTCGATAAAACCTACCACTGGACAGGTGGGGACAATCGTATTCGATCTGGAAACAAACGGTCTACTAAATGAAGCAACCAGAATACATTGTCTTGCGTTACACTGGGGAAACGATCAAAGGACGGAAACCTTCAATGATGAGAAATATGTCGATGCCCCGAAAGATCTACCGATGGGTACGAACTACTCTATCACGACGGGTCTTGGATGGTTGGAAACGGCTGATATTCTTATCGGGCATAATATCATCGGCTATGATATTCCTGTTATTAAAAATCTCTATCCTTGGTTTTCCCCTCGTGGTATTATTATTGATACCCTTATTCTATCTCGCTTATATCATCCGAATTTACTCGATATAGATAAGAAACATGTATGGCAACATATGCCTTTACAATTATATGGACGTCACAGTCTAGAAGCCTATGGACATAGGTTAAATGAATACAAAGGAAACTTCAGTAAGACTACAGACTGGAAAGAATGGAGTCAAGAGATGCAAGACTATTGTGTTCAAGATGTTAAAGTAACTAGAAAACTATGGAATCACTTCCTCCCATACCTGAGTGGGTCTCGTTAGAGCATCAGGTAGCACAGATTCTTACACAACAGGAGCAACATGGATGGTATTTTGATGAGCGAGCTGCACGGGAACTTGAATCTTCTCTCAGAAAAGAGTATGAAGAAACTAGTAAACTACTACGCAACAGGTATCCTAACGTTAGCGGACCAGTATTCACTCCTAAGCGAGCTAATCGGACCAAAGGCTATGTCGCTAATGCTCCATTCACCAAACTTAAAGAACTAAATCCCACCTCTAGGGATCATATAGCATGGATACTTACCACACATTACGACTGGCAACCATCCTCACTGACGAATTCAGGGAAGGCGGTTATAGACGAGACCGTATTGAAAGACATTGGAACGGATATTGCTCTGCAATTTCTGACACTATTGGATCTGACCAAAAAGCTTGGGATGATATCAGAAGGCGTGAACGCATGGCAGAAGCTTGTTACGACGTCTAGTCGAATACATCACCATTGCTCAGTAGCTACATCTACATTTAGATGCGCACATCGATCTCCAAATCTTGCGCAGGTACCAAGTGATGAAAGATTTAGAAGACTTTTCACTGCCTCGCCTAATCTCAGCATGGTCGGGTGTGATCTTGCTGGTGTTGAGCTACGGATGCTTGCCCATTATCTTGCAAGATGGGATGGAGGTAGGTACGCAGAAGTGTTATTGCATGGTGACATACACCAAGAAAATGCTAACAAGATTGGCGTCTCTCGAAAATTGGTCAAGACAATTTCCTACGCATTCTTGTATGGAGCTGGAGATCAAAAATTAGGTATGTCATATGATAAACAACTATCACCAGAGAAAGCTAAGAAGAAAGGCAAAGAGATCCGTAAGGCTTACATCGATGCCATCCCAGGTCTTGAAAAACTCTTGGAAGGAGTACACAAAGCTAGTGAGAAAGGTTTTGTCCGTGGTATAGATAAACGTAAGATACTTGTTGATTCAAAACACAAGTCACTTAACTATCTTATTCAAGGATCATCAGCTGTACTCGCTAAAAAATGGATGCTATTAACCCATGAAAATTTACCACCAACTGCTAGACAACTTGCATTCGTTCATGATGAACTACAATTTGAATGTAAAGAAGAAGACGTAGAAGATCTCAAGTTCTTACTTGAATTATCTGCAACCCAAGCTGGTGAGTACTACAACTTACGATGTCCTATAGCAGCAGAATCTAAATCAGGTTTTACTTGGGCAGATGTTCACTAATGTATGAAACTATTAATTGATGCCGATTTTATCGTCTATAAAGCATGCGCTGCAGCAGAATCCGAAGTTGATTTTGGCGACGATGTTATTCTTGTTACCAGTAACTTTGACGATGCATACCGTGCTACAGAACGAGAACTTACCAAGATCAGAAACAATTTTGGGGAATTCTCCGATATAATACTGTTCTTTTCTGACAGTAAAAACTTTAGAAAACAAATTGAAAAGTCCTATAAAGGACATAGAAACCGTAAGAAACCTTGCGGATATAAACGTGTTATTAATGCGTTAAAAGAAAAGTATAAGGTTATTATTAAACCTACTCTTGAAGCAGATGATGCCATGGGCATTTATGCTACAAAATTTCCTGGTAATTGTATTGTATCTCCTGATAAAGATATGAGACAAATACCTGGTAAACTTTATAACTTTGATGAAGTATTCACAGTCAGTAAAGAAGATGGTGCTAAATGGCATTTAGTACAAGCTTTAGCTGGAGATCAAACTGATGGATATGGAGGAGTGCCAGGGATCGGCGTTAAACGAGCTACTTCTTTATTTGAAGAGCATGGTTACAGCTGGAAAACTGTATTAAAAGCGTTCGATGATAAGAATCTAACTGAACAAGAAGCCTTAGTTAATGCTAGGCTTGCTCGTATATTAACTGCTGACGATTATGACTTTACAAAAAAAGAACCCATCCTCTGGTCCCCCGCCACCGATTACAAAGTTAACAACTGAACAAGATTTTAAAATGAGGCAGCTGGAAGTAACGCTGCCTAAAGGTGAAGTAAAAAAAGAAGATATAATAACTATTTTTCTAGCCTTACAAAAACAAAACTTTGTATTGATTAATTCCATCACAAATTTATTAGCAAAATGGCCAAAGGACCAGCGTATTACCAACGAGGTCGTACCGATGTTTGGGATTTTATTAGAGAACAAGGACTCAACTTCCATTTAGGAAATGCTATCAAGTATATCTGCCGTGCAGGTTATAAAGATAGTAAAATTGAAGACTTAGAAAAAGCTATCCACTATTTAGAAAACGAACTCACCCATGAAAAAGACCTTTATTTCCGAGCAAGCCAAGGAATTTCGTACCCGATACAACCTAAAATCGTCGAAAGCGAAAGACAAGCGTTCATATCAGAAGAATCTGATCGTAGAGGAATTTAAAGAGTTTTTAGAAGCTGAAGATTTATTGTTTAGAAAAAATTTAGATATAGAAGCAGAAGCTTTAAAAGAATTAGCTGATCTAATTTATGTATGCTACCAATACGCTGAAAACATGGGTTGGTTGTTAGATGAAGCACTTGATAGAGTTCATCTTAGTAACATGTCTAAATTAGATGAAGAAGGAAAACCAATATATAGAGACGATGGCAAGGTTCTTAAAGGACCAAATTACAAACCACCAACTTTAACAGACTTAGTTTGAAATGACCGCAGAACTTATCTCCCGCACTGGTCGGGTCCAATCATGGTTGGATAACCCAGAATCAAGACTTCCAGTGAGTTGCACTGTATTTGTCGTTGAGGACTCAATGGAGGGTCCAGAGGGCATAGAGGCTAGCTGGAGATTTGCTTCACATGCATTAAGACATGGGGCAGGGTGTGCAATACACCTATCTAAATTACGTCCTAGAGGACACGAGAATGGAAAAGGCTTAACAGCTAGTGGTCCAGTCTCATTTTCAAAAATCTATTCTACATTAAATGAAACACTTAGAAGAGGTGGCGTATACAAGAACGGTGCTATCGTGGCTCACCTTGATATCAATCATCCCGATATCCTTGAGTTCGTGCAGCTTCCCCGTTCCGAAGCTCCCTGGATTAAAAGATGCGTCGACCTTGATGGAAGGCTCTGGAATTCCACAGACGCCAGAGTTAAAGACGCCATCCTTCACGGAATCAAAAGTGGAGACATTTGGCTTAACAAAATAAAATATGAACATGGAAAACGCATCTATGGCAACGTCTGTCTTGAGGTTTACCTGCCCTCACGAGGAACATGCTTGTTACAACATGTCAATCTCGCAGCCTGTGAAATCGATGACATCGCAACGGGTTTCACTGAAGGTATGCTCGAATTGTGCGAGCTCCATAGTCGGACAGGTGTTGGAGCAACTGGAGAATACTTGCCAGCTACTGACGACAGGCAAGTCGGTTTAGGTATGCTAGGTTTAGCTAATCTACTAAAAAAATATAAGGTAACTTATAAACAATTTGGTGTAGCATTAGCTAAAAGACTAAATGGTGAGACGGTTGAAACAGTAGCAGATGCTATTGTTCAACAATTAGAAAAGGGTATAGAACTCGCTGCTGAAATAGCACGTGAACATAACATGGTAAGAGCCTTTGCAATAGCTCCTACAGCCTCTTGTTCGTACAGAAGTAAGGACTTAGATGGTTTTACCTCTACACCTGAAATTGCACCTCCTATAGGCCGTTCTGTGGACAGAGACAGCGGTACATTTGGAGTGGAACATTATGATTATGGTGATGTAGAGATTGCCAGCGAAGTCGGTTGGGACGCATATAGAAGCGTTGCTGATGGCATCGTACGATTATTAGATAATACGGGACTTCTTCACGGCTATTCCTTTAATAGCTGGAGTGATGTTGTTACATACGACAGAAACTTCGTGGAAGAGTGGTTACTTTCACCTCAAACCTCCCTTTACTACTCATTGCAGGTTATGGGTAACGTACAAGATAAAACAGATGCATATGCTGCTTTAGATGATGGAGACGTTAGCGATTACTTGCAAGACATTTTAAATAAAGAAGAAGTTAATTGTGATTGTCAAGAATAATGAAAGACCCTTATGCAAAACTACTTAATAGAAAGAGAACTTGGACCCCAGTCCAGACCACAGCTGGTAAGCTTAAAGATGGAGCCGAAGAAGCCATCTACCGTGCTCTTGCAATACGGCATATGGAGCTACCAGTTGGCGAGTTTATTACAGAAGCACTTGAGAAAGATGTTCCCGACTCTGCACGAACACTGTTAGAGTCAAATGTAAAAGATGAAATAAAACATGATCAAGCCTTGGGATATATAACTAATGCCCTTGGCACTGATTCACAGTCAGAATATGAAGCCTTCAAGCTGAGAGATGCTTGGGAGGCTCATCCTGACCATACAATATTAAAAGCTTTGGTAGCCGAACGTGCAATCTTCTTTGTTATCCTACCTTTTTTTAGGTTCTGTGGTGATGCTGGTCTTAGGACGACCTCGGCAGATATCTCCAGAGACGAGCAAATACATGTTGCCTGCAATTCTCTCGTATGTTCTGCTATGGACTTACGGTGGAGTAATTCTCTGGACAAACTTAGGAAAGCCACGATTAATTGGATATTCCAACCTCTAGGTACAAATACCTACGATAAATATTTAAACAAAAAATTTTGGCTAGATGCCAGTGATCGATTAATGTATGAAGGTAAAGCACCTGAATTTTCTGAGACACAGCGAGCCAGAATGCCAGCCTTTTTTGAACATGCAGCAACAAATCTCCCTCAATACTCTTAAGTTACATAATGATAGGTTAGAAGAACTGATCAGCCGACTTGATTCTCATTTCGGTTGGCAACCAGTTCATCCAAAAGAGGGAATAGAATCTATTATGTACCGAGCTGGACAAGCCAGCGTTATTGAATATATAAAATCTCATATGGAGGATGAAATCTAATGTGTATAGGACCGTTTAGACCAAGAGAATCTAAACCAGCACCACCACCACCTTTACAACCTGCACCCCCACCACCTACACCGCCTGCACCACCAGTACCAGCACCATCACCTTTGGAAACGGACATTAATGCAAAGGTAAGAAAAGAACAAACTAAAAAACAAGGACCAACCGCTGCTACAGGTACTAGAAGTTTAAGGATAAGACTATCACCAGACATGACTGGTTTAAATATTGGACCTTATCAACAAAATACTAACGCAGGAGATCCGATGGCATGAAGGCACGTGAAAGATACAACCAACTGAGTAATAACAGAAGTCAATTCTTAGATACTGCAGTTGAATGTTCTAAACTCACGTTACCTTATTTAATATCAGACGATTTAACAGTTCGATCTAATAATAAAAGTTTAAAGCAACCATGGCAAAGCGTAGGAGCTAAGGCTGTTGTCACGTTAGCAGCAAAGCTAATGTTAGCCTTACTCCCTCCTCAAACCACGTTCTTTAAGTTACAAGTTAGAGATGATAAGTTAGGAGAAGAACTACCACCAGAGATTAGAAGTGAACTAGATCTTTCCTTCAGTAAGATGGAGAGAATGGTTATGGAATATATTTCAGCTTCTAGTGACCGTGTTGTTATACACCAAGCACTTAAACATTTAATTGTTGGTGGTAACTCTCTTATATTTATGAGTAAGGATGGTCTTAAGAACTTCCCACTCAATAGATATGTTGTTAATCGTGACGGTAATGGTAACGTATTAGAAATAGTTACAAAAGAATTAATTAGTCGTAAGGTTCTAGGTGTTGAGCTGCCAGATCCTAAGCCTAATCATCCTGGTGATGATGGGTATAAGACAGGCTCAGATGATGATGACGTTGAGGTGTATACCTACGTTCGATTGGACGATAAAAGTGGTAGATGGATATGGCATCAGGAAGTATTCGATAAGATACTACCTAACAGCCGTAGTACAGCTCCTAAAAATACAAGTCCATGGCTACCATTACGTTTTAATACTGTAGATGGTGAAGATTATGGAAGAGGTAGAGTTGAAGAGTTCCTTGGTGATTTCATTTCACTAGAAGGTTTAACATCAGCTCTTGTTGAAGGCTCACAAGCTGCAGCAAAAGTTATCTTCTTACTATCACCTTCATCTACAACAAAACCAAGCACTGTATCTAAAGCAGGTAACGGTGCAATCATACAAGGACGTCCAGAAGATCTTGCAGTAATACAAGTTGGTAAAACTGCTGACTTTGCTACAGCTGCACAGATGATGCAGACATTGGAACGTCGTATAGCTGATGCATTTATGCAACTCAATGTACGGCAATCCGAACGGACTACAGCAGAGGAAGTTAGACTTACTCAGTTAGAATTGGAACAACAGTTAGGAGGGATCTTCTCGTTACTTACTGTTGAACTATTAGTACCCTATCTAAATAGAACATTACTAATACTACAAAGATCTAAAGAGATACCTAACATACCTAAAGATTTAGTACGTCCTCAAATAGTAGCAGGTGTAAATGCTCTTGGTAGAGGTCAGGATAGAGAAAGCTTAACCGCATTCATTACAACTATCGCACAGACATTAGGTCCAGAAGCACTAGTACAATACATAGAACCTTCAGAAGCTATCAAACGTTTAGCAGCTGCTCAAGGTATTGATGTATTAAACTTAGTTAAGACTCAACAACAAATAGATCAAGACTTACAACAACAACAGGCACTTGCTGCACAACAATCACTAGTAGATCAAGCTGGCCAAATGGCTGGTGCTCCACTAGCTGATCCATCTAAAAACCCACAACTAGGAGAAAGTATTGGACAAGGTGAAGCCGTCCCGCCCGAAGAAGGTAGCTAGAAAGGCACCTAAGAAAGTGGCACAACCTAAGACGGAAACAAATACAGAGGATGCTACAGTAACAAAGTACAGTCCTCAACCAAAAATAGGAGAACCAACAATTGGTGTAGACCCTGATAAGGTGCACCGTGTTGGTCTCGGTAATTTAAAAGTAATTGACAATGGCAGAAACACTTACCTATGATCCCACTCCAGCTGATAATCCTGAACTCTCACCAGAGGAACAGGATTCACTGCAAGTAGGTGAAAAATTAGCGGAACAAGAACAAGAATTATTAGCTGGTAAATTCCAAAACGCAGAGGAATTAGAGAAAGCTTATGTTGAACTTCAAAAAAAGTTTGGAGAAAAAAGTTCAGAAGATAGCGAAGCAACTAGGGGATCCAAAGATTCTAACGAAACAGAAGAAACGTCAGAAGAAACAGAAGAAACTACGGAAGATTCTCCAGCACTTGCATTAATTAAAGAGGCTTCTACTGAGTACTACGATAATAATGGTGAAATTAAACCTGAAACTTTAGAAAGGTTTAATGATATGAGTAGCCAGGATTTAGTTAGTGCTTATCTTCAAGCTCAAAAGGAAAGTACTCAACAACCACAACAACAGCAGGAGATAGATGTATCAGATAATGATATTAATTCTATCAAGAACTCTGTTGGTGGTGAGAATGAGTACAGTAAAATTGTACAATGGGCTGGTGAAAATCTAGACTCAACAGCTATTAATGCCTTTGATCAGTTAGTAAGTACTGGTAATGTACCAGCTATTAAGCTAGCAATTGCTGGTTTAAAATCACAATATGAAAATACTAATGGTTATGAGGGTAGAATGTTGACTGGTAAAGCAGCTAAAGCTGGTGATAACTTTAGGAGCCAAGCTGAATTAGTTAGAGCTATGAGTGATCCTAGATATGAAAATGATCCAGCTTATAGACAAGATGTAATAGATAAATTAGATAGATCTGATAACTTACAATTCTAATCATGGCAGGAATGTATTATAACCCTAAATTATACCACGCAGCATCAGTTGATACTGATATAGCTAGTGGTAAAAGGGTAAACTATAGAATACCAGGTGGTAGGAGAACAGGAAGTCATCCTTGGTTCCTATCACCTTATAATAAACAATCAAGTTTAAGTACAAATGGAAGAGCAGTAGGTTACGATTACTATACTACCTGCTCACAAAATGCAACCTTACTAGTAGTTAAGATACCAGATTCAGAGGGTGTAAATTCAATTAACATCTTACCAGTAGGAAATATATTTGATATTACTATTACATCTGGACCTAATGCAGGTGATACTTTTCACCGAACAGTAATTACAACCGATGTTGCTTTACCTGATTTATCATTTTCTTGTTTGGTATCCGATTCCGATACTAATTTTGGTGCAGTAACTAAAAATGACGGTTCAGCTTGGTCTTGGCTAGGAGTAACTTCGTATTCTGGTGAGGAT